TTGGACGTGCGAATACACTGGGAGAGGTCTTGCGTTTTATACAGACCTAGTGTATAATGACCCTAAGACAGCGGTAGAGCTGTTAGTTGAACTAACTAGATAGGAGAACGATTATGGATAAAGTAATTAATGTAAAATGGGGTTTTGGTGACAATAATCAACTAGTGGTATGCGAGAATGGTAAATGGTATGGCTTTTCTATTTACATTCATCCGTCTGAGATAACTAATCCGTTAAACTACGGAGGTGATTCTCTAGCAGATATGTACGAATCTTATCTGGAGGGCTACGTAGGCGACATACCTACTCAAGACTATACCTTTACAGCAGGAGACTAGACGATGGCTAAACAGTTCACAGTACAGTGGGTAGTGCTAGATAATTTAGCACACCGTTCGCATACTTATAATAAACAAGAGGGTACTACTATGGATACACATACAACACAATATAAAATCTCAGTGATGCAAGCGGCGCAGGATGTTAGTAAGGGGGTATGGTAATATGCATTGTTTATCTTGTAATAAAGAGCTAACAGACTTTGAAGCTACTATTAAGGACACCGATGGCGTATTCTTAGACTTGTGTACAGAGTGCTTAGAAAATGTAGACGAGGATTATGACATTGATGTAAGAGTAGACTTAATGCAAGAGGCTGATTACACTCTAGAGACTCTAGATACTTTAGAGTTCGTAGGTCAATTAGACTTTAATAATTATAACTAAGAATCTAAAAACTCAAGAGTACTATTATAGCATACTTTTAGTTATTTGTAAAGGGGCATTATGAAAATATATAACAACACCAAAGTACTCAATGACATTACAGTCGCTGAGTTAGTAGATAGACATATTAAGTACGGAAGACGTAAGAGTAAGCAAAGCACACCTATAGGAGATGTTACCATCGTTACCTTAGAGGACGGGGAAGGCTATGTAGCTACTTACAAGTACGAGAACTATGGGAGGTTAGACTAAGTGGCATTTATAAAGACACATCAGCCCTGTCTAGACCCCGAGTGTGGCTCTAGTAATGGACTGAGTTATAACGATAATGGTACAGCGAAGTGCTTTGTATGTTACAAGAACTTTAGAGCTTCACCAGATGATAAGGAGTACGTAGTGTCTAATCAGAAAGAAACAACAAAGAACAAAAGCTCTCCATTGAATGCAGAGACGATTGAAAAGCTACAGAGTGCTACTTACCCTAGTATTACATTAAGAGGGCTATCTAGCGCCACAGCGAAGCAGTACAGCCTGTATAAGAACGATGATGGTAGTATTATTCAAACTTACCACAATGAAAGAGGTGAACCACTAGCGACTAAGACTAAGACGTTAGATAAAGACTTCCTTATAACAGGTGATTGGAAAGGTACACATTTGTTTGGACAGCACTTGTATCCTAGAGGTGGTAGGTACTTAACCATTACAGAGGGTGAACTAGACGCGGCGGCGGCTTATCAGATGCAGGGGTCGAGGTATCCTTGTGTATCATTAAGGAACGGCGCAGGGTCAGCGTTACGGGACTGTAAGGAACAGTATGATTATATTGCTAGCTTTGAAAACGTCATTCTTTGTTTTGATGCTGATGAACAAGGACAAAAAGCGGCGGAGGAAGTAGGTAAACTATTCGGCACTAAAGCTAAGATTGTTAAGCATACAGGAGGAAACAAAGACGCTAATGACTATTTAATTAATGGTCAAGTTAAAGAGTATAACGCGGCGTGGTGGGCGGCAGAGTATCCAAGACAAGGTAAGGTAGTAGATGTTCACGACTTTATAGAACGTGCTATGTCTAAGCCTCAGATGGGAATATCATCGCCGTGGGCGGCTTTTAATAAGGCGTGCTTTGGAATACGACCACACACCTCACATGTTGTAGGAGCAGCTCCAAAGATAGGTAAGACAGACCACGAGCATCAACTAGTACATCATCTAGCGTATGTAGAGGGCGTAAAAGTAGGTATGTTTGACCTAGAGAATCACCCTATCGGTACAGCTAAGAAGCTGGCTAGTAAGGAAGCTAAGATTAACTTCTTACGTCCTGACATTGAGTACGATGACGACCTACTACGTAGTACGTTAGAGTCTCTTGATGGTCGTGTTCGCTTTTACGATAGGGAAGGCTCAAGAGATTGGGAAGACATTAAGACAGCAATTATTGAGATGCATTTCCTAGATGATATAAACATATTCATTATTGACCCTATTACGGCTTTGATTAGTAATTATACATCTAGTGAGGCTAACGATAAACTCAATGCTATTTGTACGGACGTAGCAGACCTTGTAGCTAAGTATCCTATTACATTGTTCTTCTATAGCCATGTTAATCCTAAGCCTAAGACCTCTAAGCAACACGAACAAGGTGCTAAGGTTCTTAGTAGTGAGTTCACAGGCTCAAGAGCTATGGAGAAGTGGTTTCATTATGGACACGGTATTAGTAGAGATAGAAGTGATGACTGTCCAGAGCATCTAGAAAACATATCAGAATCGTATATGATATTTGACCGTGACTTTGGACAGCATTATCATAATTACTTATACTATGATGAAAAGACAGTAACATATTTAGAGACTGAATTAGCAGTCGAGGAGTTATAACAGTGAGATACAAGAGGAGGTGGATTAGTGAGTAGACTATACATTGATATAGAAACTAACATGGCACACGACACTATATGGTGTGTATGCTGTGTAGATGACAAAGGTGCTTATACGTATGAGCCACAGGATAAGAAAGAGTTAGCTCAGTTGTTTACTGAGTATGATGAGATTGTGGCGCATAACGGCATAGGCTTTGATTTCCCTGTACTTGCTGAACTATGGGGTATAGTGATACCAGATGAGAAACAACGCGATACCTTGGTACTATCTAGGCTCTACAATCCACAGATAACAGGTGGGCACGCACTCAGAGCATGGGGAGAACGGTTAGGTAAGACACAGAAAGGAGACTTTACTGACTTTGATGGTGGACTCAGTGAAGAGATGATTGAGTACTGTTTAGATGATACTCAGTTACTTAAGGAATTAGATGTACACCTAGATAAATGCTTTACCAAGTGGAAGGATGTACAGAAAGCTAGTAAGATTGAGCATGAAGTAGCACGTATAATGCGTAGACAGACTCTTACGGGCTTTAAATTAGATGAACCATACGCTGTAGAACTATTAGGCACTTTAACACATCGAATGATGATTATTGAGCAAGAGTTACAGGCTGTGTTTCCTCCTATTGTTTCGGAACGTATTAGTGAGAAGACAGGGAAACGTCTAAAAGATGGTGTAGAGGTGTTTAACGTAGGCTCTCGTAGACAGATAGAGCGCAGGCTTACGTCCTTAGGTGCTAAGTTTACTAAGAAGACTGAGGGCGGTACATTCATAGTAGACGAGCCAGTACTAGAGGCTATTGATTTACCAGAGGCTAAGCTATGTTTAGAGTATTTAACCATTCAAAAGCGTGTAGGTATGCTTACATCGTGGTTAGATAAGCTAGGAGAAGACGGTAGAGTACACGGTAGAGTAATGACTAATGGGGCTGTCACAGGTCGTATGACGCACAACTCACCAAACTTAGGACAAGTAGCTGGTGTGACCTATAGTGATGAAGGAGTACCACTAGAGGGCGCTGACGGTGCGTATGGTGTAGAGTCTCGTAAGTGCTGGACAGTAGAGAAAGGGAACAAGCTAGTAGGCTGTGACTTATCAGGTATTGAGTTACGATGTTTAGCACACTATATGCAGGATGATGAGTGGACTCACGAATTACTTAATGGGGATATTCATACTAAGAACCAACTAGCCGCTGGCTTAGATACGAGAGCGCAAGCTAAGACTATGATCTATGCTACGTTATATGGGGCAGGAGTAGTTAAGATAGGCTCTATTGTAGGAGGAGGACGTGCTAGAGGTAAAGAGATATTAGATAACTTCTACAAGAACACACCAGCTCTTATGAAACTAAAAGAGAAGGTAGGTAGAATCGCAGAGAGTGGCGGTATTACAGGGCTGGACGGTCGTAGATTAATCGTAAGGTCTGAACACGCCGCACTCAATACATTACTACAGGGCTGTGGTGCTATTATAGCTAAGCAGTGGATAGTTGACATTCAAGTAGCTCTAAAGAACTTTGGACTAGCCAAACACTGTAAGCAAGTAGTTATGGTGCATGATGAAGTACAGTTCGAGTGCGAAGAAGCCTATGCAGACCAATTAGGTAAGGTATTAGCGGCGGCGGCACAAACAGCAGGAGAAACTCTAGGTATGCGAGTTCCTGTAGAGGCTGAGTATAAGATAGGAGATACGTGGTATGACACACACTAAAGATAGATTTAGAGTTAAGGAGTTAACGTACAATAACGGTAAGACAAAGTATGTAGTAGAGCGATATCAGATTACATGGGCAGGGAAAGGATGGGTAAGTTATCACGATTGTGGAAACGTAGAAGATGCTATAAGACTACGAGATACTCTTAATACTCAAGCGGCTTTGGTAACTGTAGTGTCTGAGAGGGTAATAACATAAAGAATAATAAAATGATTGACTTACGAACTAATAAGTGGTATAATGTATACTGCTCAACCGAATTAAACTTAAATAACAAGTAGAGGTAATACATCATGGCTAAACCAGTAAAATTAAGTAATGTTACATTGTTTTGGGCTAACTTGGCTAAACCTAGCACTATGTCTGGCAAGTATCAAGTAGATTTATCCCAACTAAGTAGCCGACAAGTAGAAGGCTTAGAGAAAATGGGAGTATCTGTAAACAACAAAGGTGACGACCGTGAGTTCTTTGTAACATGTAAGAGTACGTATGCAATTGATGCTTACGATGTAGACGGTGCAGTTATACGCGGCGCTCTAGTAGGTAATGAAAGCAAAGCTGATGTAGTAGTTACACCTTACGATTGGAAGTCTCCTACAGGCAAGAAAGGTACTAGCTTAGGTATTAATAAATTAGTCATTACAGATTTAGCAGTGTTCGAGAGTAACGATGAAATTGATATGAACGACGTAGAGGAGCTGTAGTGTGCGTTATATTGATGACAGATGTACTGCGTACTCAGGGCGTAAGTAAATGATTGCCCTAATTGATGCAGATATGCTGACGTATCGTATCGGTTGGGCGTGTAATGAAGAGACTGAAAAGACTGCGGCGAGTGCGTTGCGGTCTTTCGTTTCTCAAATCCTTGTAAATCTCAAGGAAGTAGACTGGCAAGACTACGAGTTATTCTTGTCAGGCTCTACTAACTTTAGAAAAGACATAGCTGTTACTGCACCTTACAAGGGTAACAGAAAAGATTTAGAGAAGCCAGTTCATTATGCGTTCTTACGAGATACTATGCTTAACGAGTACGAAGCAGACTTATCAGTAGATGAAGAAGCTGATGACACAATAATGAAGAGATTTACAGAGCTAAACGGTGAAGGTATTATATCCTCACTAGATAAAGACTTTGACCAGGGTGCAGGCTGGCATCATAACTTCGCTAAGAATGAGATATATTATGTTACAGAGGAAGAAGCGTTATTCAACTTCTATTCTCAGTTCCTAGAAGGTGATAGAATCGACAATATCATCGGAGTTAGGGGGATAGGTAAGGTTAAGGCTAGAAAGCTCTTAGAAGGCAAGACAGCTAAAGAGATGTTTGAGATATGCGGTGATAAGTTAGGTAGTTACGAGAGAGCTTTAGAGAATGGTAGACTACTGTATCTTCGCAGATATGATAATGAGATATGGGAGAGTCCTTAATGAAAGCTAAAGCAAGTAGTTATTATCGCTCAGGCTTAGAAGGTAAAGTAGCTAAACTACTACCTAGAAACATGTTTAAGTATGAGCCTTTTACAATACCCTATACAACATATCGAAACTATACACCAGACTTCGTAGCTGGTGAGTTCGATGAGTATATTGTAGAAGTAAAAGGTTTCTTCAGGGTGGGGGACACGCAAAAGTACAAAGCAATACGCGACTCTCTACCTGAGAATCAAGAGTTAATATTCATGTTAGCAGATAAGAATAAGAAAGTACGAAAAGGAGCTAAGATGACTATGGGACAGTGGTGTGCTAAAGAGAAAATCACTGGCTTTGACCTTAAAGAGATGGACGCATTTTTGGA